GTCTTGTCTATCCCAACCAGCCCTAACCAGCCAGCACCGGCAGGGATTGGTCACGCTCAGCCAAGATTGCAAACATCGAGGCCCGAGCACGTGGGATCGTTCGCGCCACAAGTTAGGGAATGGGCCAGCGAGCATTTAAATGTTAAGTTAATGGATTGGCAGTACACCGCGCTTGACGGGCAGCTGCTTTACGATGAAAACTTTGAGTTAGTTAACCGTGTGAGCCTTGTTTCTACGGCACGGCAGTGCGGTAAGACCACTGCGCTAACAGCTCTTATTGGTTGGTGGCTTACAGAGATGCCTAAGATACGTGGAAAGAAACAGACTGTTTTATCTACAGCGCACAGGCTTGATCTGGCCGTCATGTTGTTTGACGAACTATCGCCTATTTTAGAACAGCGTTTTAACGCAACCCTAATGAAATCATATGGGCGTAACAAAGTAACGATGCCTGACGGCTCAACTTGGTTGGTGCGTGCAGCTAACAATTCTGTGGGTCACGGCACTAGCCCATCTTTGGTGGTTGCCGATGAGATGTGGGATATTTCGCGCGAGGTCATTGACGGCGGTTTGTTGCCGGCTCAAAGAGCACAAGTTTCACCACTTTTGAGCATGTGGTCAACGGCTGGCACAGAGGCATCAACGGCCATGTTGCGCTGGCGCGAACAAGGTTTACGCGCTATTGACACAGGCAAAAACGCATCGTTTTATTTTGCTGAATGGAGTCCACCGCCAGACATTAACCCGATGACCCCAGCCGCATGGGTGTACGGCAACCCTGCATTAGGTATAACCTTGACGGAAGCCACATTGCTGGCAGAGTCAGAGAACCCTGATCGAGCAGCGTTTCTACGTGCGTCCTGCAACCTTTGGGTGGCCAGTGACAAGTCATGGATACAGCCGGGCCAATGGCCTGCATTGGAATATGAAGGCGAACTACCAGAAGGCGGCACGGTAGCCATAGAAACCAGCCTTGACGACACACGCTATTTTGCTGTGCGTTGTGTCGCTTTACCTGACCGCCGAACAGTAGCAACCGTTGAGTTTGTGGCAGACACATTTAGCGAAATGTTGAGCCACGTTGAGCGCCTTTGTGCAAACCCCACAATTAAATTTGCGATCACGCCAACAGTTGACAATCACTGGCCGCTATCTATTGAGCGCCGCAGGGTAGTAGTGGGCTACGGAGAAATACTTAAATTTACGCCATCAGTTAAAAACATGATTAACGAAAAGTTGCTTTGGCATGACGGCTCAACCCAACTTGCCGAACATGTCAGCCGTGCCGTTGCTGTTCGCTCACAAAACAGCATTGCGCTATCAAGTCAGCGATCACCCGGCCCAATCGAGTTGGCAAGGTGCATGGTCTGGGCAGCAGCTCTGACCAGCCGACCAACTTCATCAGGTAAACCAATGCTCGTTGTTGTATAACCACTAGGCTCACATTGGCATCGGCTCGATGGCTTGCTTATCGTCGGGATACCGCATCGCATACCGAGTCGATGCCACCACAAACGACACAGACTGTGACACACTAAGAACATGGCCATTTTTAACCGCGTAGTAACTAAGGCAGCCGTTTCCCCAGCGCCAGCCAAAGCCGCCGCATCTGGTGGCAGCGTAAATCAAGCGTTGGCGTCTTATTACAATTTCTCTGAAGGCGAAGCACGCAACCGTTGCATGTCAGTGCCAACGATCAGCCGTGCGCGTGACCTGATCGCATCTGTTATTGGTTGCATGAAATTACAGATGTACAACGAAATGTGGAATGGCGATGACATGGAAAAAATGCCATTAGCGCCACGTAGTTGGTTGCGTCGCATTGACCCAGCCGTACCAAACAACTTTATTTTGTCGTGGACATTTGATGACTTGTTTTTCTATGGTCGAGCAATGTGGTACATAACATCACGCACAGCCGACGGTTTTCCAGCATCATTCCAGCGTTTACCAATGGGCAGTATCAGCACCACCGACATGACTGGCCCAGTCTGGTTTGGCCCATCTAAAGAAATCTATTTCAACGGCAACCAACTAGACACAGCAAACGTTGTCCAATTCTTGTCACCTATTCAGGGCATCACGTCAATGTCAACGCAATCAGTTGGCACGGCGCTCAAACTTGAAGCAGCGCGTTACCGAAACAGCGCATCGTCAATTCCAGCCGGCGTACTTAAGCAAACTGGCGGTGAGCCTTTATCAGGGCAAGAATTATCCGATTTGGCCAGCGCCTTCAATTCTGCGAGAGCGACAAATCAGACCGCAGCACTTAACGAGTATTTGACATACACCGAAACCGCTACCAGCCCAGACAAAATGTTGTTAATTGACTCTGCAGAATTTCAAGCCAAAGAGATGGCACGAATTTGCAACGTACCTTTCTACCTTGTTGGATGTGATGTCGGCTCGTACTCTTATGTCAGCAACGATGGCGCACGCGCCGATCTTTGGACATTTGGCGCAAAAGCATATGCCGAGTGCATCACCAGCACGCTAAGCCAAAACAATGTTTTGCCTAACGGCACATACGTTGAGTTTGATTACGAGGATTACCTAATCAACGAATACGCAACACCACAAATGCCAGACATGGCCACACCTATGGGAGTAACATTACCATCATGATCAGACTTATACCAGAAACAACGTTCACTGTTGACGCCGCAGCTGGTGACGCACCACGCCGCCAAATCTCTGGTGTCGCAGTCGAGTACGGCAAAACCGCAACCGTTTCAGACGGCACACAAGTGCGCTTTATGCCCGGCTCATTATCAGCCGAAGGCAAAAACCCAAAACTTTACATGCAACACGACTCAACCCAAATCATTGGCCAAGTGGTCGAGCGCCTAGATACACCAGACGCCATGTTGTTTGTAGCCAAAGTATCGGCAACCCGTCTGGGTGACGAAGCCATGATCTTGGCCAGCGACGGCACAATTGACGCAGTATCGGTTGGCGTACAGCCAGTTAAATGGCACGACGATAACGGCGTCATGGTTATTGAGTCAGCCAAATGGCAAGAATTAAGTCTTGTCAGCCAGCCAGCATTTGAGGGAAGCGTCATCACGCAAGTGGCGGCGAGTATCCACCAAGATGAGCCAGAAATAAGTACTATAGAAACAGAACCTACACAGGAGACAGAAACCATGAGCGAAGTAGCAGCACCAGAAGTCATCATTCCAACAGAGCCAATTACCGCATCAGTGAAGCGCGAACCACGTTTGATGTCACGTTGGGATTACATTGCGTCATTTCACCAAGGTGGAGACTCATGGGTCAAGGCTCAACAGAACTTCAAAGATTACAACGACTACCACAAAGTACCAACAGTTAAAGCAGCTGCAGGCGATGAATTTCTTACAAGCGTGCCCGGTCTCTTGACCCAAGTTGAACTCGGTCCAGTTTTTCAGGATCTGAACTTCATGCGTCCAGTTGTAAATGCTTTGGGTGCACGCGCAATGCCATCGACACCATCAGCAACTTTCAACCGTCCAACGATCACAACGCACACAACTGCCGCATCACAAACGGAAGGTGCAGCTGCATCAGCAACCACAATGGTTGTTGCAAACAACACTGTTACCAAAAAGACATTTGCTGCATACCAAAACATCAGTTACCAGACAATCGACTTCACAGACCCAGCCGCGTTGCAAATCGTTATCAACGACATGCTTGGCGAATACATGATTGCAACCGACAACGAAGCAGCAGACAACTTGTTGACTGCAGCAACATCCGCTGGCGTTTGGGACTTGTCAGTCACCGACTTGTTGAAGTCAATCTATGACGCCGCAATCGTCACATTGAACGCAACAAACTACTTGCCAACGCACATGTTTGTTAGCCCAGACACTTGGGGTGCAGTACAACAGCTCGTTGACACCGCTGGCCGACCAATCTTTGGTTATGTCAACGGCCCAGGTCTTGCTGGACAAAACACACTTGGACAAGCAAGCGTTACCGATTGGGCAAACACTGGCCCACTTGGTCTCAAGATGGTTGTTGATAACAACTTTGCTACAAAGACAATGGTCATTATGAAAGACATTGGCTTTGAAATCTATGAGGAACAGAAGGGCATTTTGTCAGTTGACAACCCATCTACCCTCACTCGCGGAATTTCCACACATGGATACTTCTGCACATTTAAAGCAAACGCCAACATGATCCAAAAAATCACACAGGCTTAGTCGGAAGGCGGCCTTACCGCCATGTCAAGTTACACAACAGCAAGCAAGCAACTCCTCTCTAACTACGCGTGCATCAGCACGTTAGAACAAACAGAAATTGCTATAGGCGAAAACATCACAGTTAGTGGATTGGCTGCGCCTTTCAACGGCACATTCAAAGTGCTTGATCTGCCCCAATATGAATTTATTGGGGTGGATACAACCACAGGCGAATTTGAGTTTGACGCAAACGTCTCTCGACCAAACCAAATCATTTACGCCGCCACTGGCACAAATGTTAACTATGTAGTTGATTACGCTGGCACTGTTGTTTACACGCAACTATGTACTTGGATTACCGTTGCCGATCTGGTCACATATTTGGGGGTAACAATTACAAACCCATCAGACGATTACACGCTTGCTACACAAGCCACAAACGCCGCCAATGTGTTTTGTTACCGTAGGCGTCAAGAGTCTGGCTACCACGACGGATTAAGCACTTCACCGGGCACGGATGTCACGCTAGGCACGCTCATGTATGCCGCAGCTCTATGGCGTAGTCGAGGGTCAATAGAAACCGCGTTTGCCGCGTTTGACACAATGGGTACACCAACCCAACAATCATTGACACCAATCGTTAAGCAATTGTTGGGCATCCCCCGACCAGCGGTTGCCTAATGGCTTACACCGACCTGTTAAACGAGGCCATAGACGATCTAGCAGCCTCTCTAACGGCCGTTAGTGGCATCCGCTGTGTAACTGACCCAACACGCCTTGTGCCCAACTGTGTGTTCGTCCAAGCGCCTAGTTTCACGACTTACGCTGGCAACGGCAACATTGTGACAATGGATTTCCCTATCAAAGTTGTTGGCTCTGGGCCTGCAGGGTTGCCAGTGCTACGAGACATTTTGAGCATTACAGCGAAAGTGCTTGGCTCGCCTGTAATTGTTTTGTCTGGTCAGCCGGGGTCTTTGGACATTGGCGGCGCATCGTACCCTTGCTATGACCTAACAGTGAAAGTGCAGGCACAAACCGCATGACATACCTAATAGTTTCCAGCAAACTTGGCGTTGTGGGAGACTTGTACACGCCTGCAGAGGGCATCAACGTAGAAGCACTACTCTTTGGCGGTTTTATTGTTGAGCAATCCACACCTAAGACTAAGAAAAGTGCTAAAACTAATACAGAACCTAACGAGGAGTAACCCAGATGGCCACCAGTACTTACCTATCAAACCCACTTGTCACAGTTAACGCAGTTGACATGACAGACCAGTGCAGCTCTGCCAACTTAACCCGCGTGATCGAGGCATTGGAAAGCACATCGTTTGGCAAGACCGCACGCGTTTATGTTGCTGGTCTAGAAAACAGCACATTGACTTTGACCATGTACAACAGTTTTGCTGCGTCAGAGACTTACGCAACATTGGCCGCACTAGTGGGCACATCTACAACCGTCAAGATTAAGCCAACAAGTGCAGCTACTAGCGCAACAAACCCAGAGTCAACACTGACGGGTTGCTATTTAGAAACGCTACCAATCGTAAATGCCGCGCTCGGATCTTTAGATACCATAGATTTGGTATTTACGGGGGGCGTGTACAGCGTGGCTGTAGCGTAACCAATCACAGCCGGCAACGGCCCGACACAAGGCAGGCAATATGCGCATCAAACTTAAGTTAACTCGTACCGTCAATGCAGAGCCAGAATACCTTTACACCACGTTGTTCAGTACAGCGTTGTGGGAAGAAAAATTTAACAAAAAGCCTATGGACGCAGAGCAATCAGGTTGGCGCGATTGGTC